AACTTCTGGTTTCTTTTCTTCTGTGATGAAAGTAGAAAATGATTGTGCCAATTAGACTTCCCTCTTCTTACCGATGTTATATTTAGTTTCCAACTCCCAATCATTTTTCTCTTTGAAAGAAATAACTTTAATTTGGGATAGAGGAGCCTTTGGTTCTGCACTACCAACAATCTCAACAAGTCCCCAATCACCCAATAGTGCGGCGATAGAGTTTCTACGAGAGATATCATTCTCGTTAATATTTGTATCCTTCCCATCAAGAGCAAACAACTCTTTGAAGTGAACGATAAAATATCTACCTTGTTTGTGTAGGATGTGACATGATTGGTATAGTTTTCTCTCTTTGCGAGATGCGACACCAATTCTAGATAATGTCTCACGAACCTTTAGAAAATCGTCTGGTTCCTTCAATCTTATTTCTAGCATCTTCTCTGGATGCCATTCTGTTTCATTCATTTTTTTCCACCTTTGTTCAAACTATCTTTGATAGCAGTTATCTGAGCATCATTTAGGATTGAAAGTGCAGACTTGGCCTTTTCATTGCTGTATCCATAATACTCTTTTATATACTCTAAGTCTTTCAACTTACTCGCTTTCACCCAAGGAGCATAACGCTTCCTAGACCTAATACTATTTAGTAAAAAGTCATATTGTAACTTAGAGTCAAGGTGGTGTCTCTGGTTCAACTCATTAACCAACATAATGGTATCATTAAAAGGTGCTAGACACTTGTTAATGATAAAGGGAGAATACTTTTTCTCCCACATGGGGTCATCCCCATCCATTAAGTTTTCTTTTGTTAGGTTAATAGAATTTAGGTAATCCTTTAGTTCATAACTCATTTGAACTTCACCTGTGTCATAATCTCAATCATAAATGCAAGCATATTGATTTCTTGGTCAGCAACAAACGCAGACTTATACTGATAATCTGCAACTGCAAGAACCAAGTGAGGCACAGTTTGTGGTTCAATCTCTTCGTAAAGGATATCATAGATTTTACGATACACACGAGTTGGGTCGTTGTCTAGATTGTTCGCAACCCACTTACGAATAGATTTGAAGTCTTTCTCTTTCAAGAAACGAACTAAGTCCTTCATGTTTGTTTCTGAAACATTTACAAGAATACCAGCATCAATCATACCAGATGCAGAGTATCGTTGTAGTTCGTTAAGAACTCGTCTCCAATCTGGAAAGTGTTTCTCAACAACACCAGCAACTGCTTTCGGTTCGAACTGCACCTTCTCTGTGGTCAAGATGTCTTGAACTCGTTTGAAGAACTGTCCAGCAAGTTTTGGTTTGTCAGATGTAGGTATCTTGAACTCTACGACAGAACATCGTGAGTGTAGAGGTTCGATGATACGATTCTTGAAGTTACAAGTCAGAATGAATCCACAGTTCTTGTGGAACTCTTCCATAAACCCACGCAACGCTGGTTGTGTAGATTGTGGATTGAGATAATCTGCCTCATCAAGAATAACAAACTTGCGTTTACCATCCATAGAGACAGTGGAAGCAAAGTTCTTAATCTTGTTACGCAGAACATCAATACCCGATTCTTCTGAACCATTTATCATCATATAGGTGGCACCGATTTCGTCTAACATTGCTTTCGCAACAGTAGTCTTACCAACGCCCGGCCCACCAGACAAAAGAAGGTTAGGAATATAACCCTCATCCACAAATGTCTGGAAAGTCTTTTTCAAATCATCAGTGAGGATTGTATCACTGATTTTGTTTGGACGGTATTTCTCCACCCAAAGTATCACATCATTCATAATATATGTCTCCTATTGTGTTCAAAATACTTTACAATGTTCAAAAAAATAAACAAAATGGAAAGTATTTTTTACGCAGCTTCTAGTGCAATAAAGTATTCAACAGGTTTGTCAACATTCACGAAATGTGAAATACCCTTAGTTGAAACTTCTACTTTATAGTTACCAGATAGGAGTTTTAAGTTTTCTACTTTGAAATAATGTGTAAAGTCAGATGTAGAGTTCTCACCAACTTTAATACTGAATTCGTTTGAAGTATCGTTCTTACGGTCAGTCACAGTTAGATTGATGTCACCACCAGTTGTTCCTTTTAGGACAACATCAGGCACACCAAGAACAGCAGACGCTTTGAGAATCTGATTGAATGTGTCTTGAGTGAAAGTAAACTCGACATCCACAGATGGCATCTGAATCTCAGTCTTTGGTGAAGTCACCACAGATGGGTCTGAGAAGAAGTAGTTCACTGCACTACCACCACCCTCTTCATTCAGTTTAACTGATTGGTCTTTGAAGTCCAGAGTTGGATTCTTGAACAAAGACAATGCAGATAGAAACTCATTCAAATCATAGATTGCGAATTCGTTTGCAAATGTGTCTGGGATTGTTGCCTTCGCTACAATGTTCTTCATCGCAGACATTGTGTTAATCACATTACCACTTTTGACCAAAAGATTCTGGTTAATAGTGGAGAAGTTCTTTAGAACATCTTTTGTATCATTACTAAGTTGCATATTATTTACTCTCCTGTGAGTCATGATTGTGTAATGCCATTATACCGTAATGGATTACTTTAAGCAAATCCTTTCGGTTTTTACCCTCTTTCTTTCCGTATCGTTGTGCATACTTCAAAATGTTACCGATACAGAAACCTTCTCCATGGCCCGAGTCCATGATGAATTCTGTTGCTTGAAATTTGTTTTGGGAATAATGCTCACCATATGTTGCATCAATATATTCGGCGAGTTCTTTGAGGATTCTATCCTCTGAGTATTTGTAGTTGATGTCACCAGTTGATTTACCAGAGACTTCTGCGTATGTCAATTCTTCCATAATGTATCCTAGTTCAAGTTACACATAATAATATCAAAAAAGGATGCCTCTGTCAAGAGGCACCCTCACCTTTATCGTTACTTGATTTCAATCAAACGAGGTTTTTTCGCCTCTGGAATGATTCGCTCAAGTGTGATAACTAACAACCCATTTTCATAGGATGCACCTTTCACCTCAACATCATCTGCAATAGTGAATGAACGAGTGAATGCACGAGCAGAAATACCTTTATGTAGATATTCAACTTCGTCTACAAGTTCACCGTCTTTCTCTTTTGATTTGACAACAAGAGTATTCTCTTTTGTCTCAATTTCAATATCATCTTTATTGAAACCAGCAACTGCTACTTGAATTGCGTAGTCAGTGTCCGATGTCTTAATGATATTGTAAGGTGGATAGTTAGGATGAGTATTGGCACCAGAGGTCACCTCATCAAACAATCTATCAATCATTCTGTCAAAACCGACAGAGTAAGTGCGAACCCTAGTAGGGTCTAAAGCAAGAGCTGTATTTGTCATTTTGTTTCTCCTATTAAGCAAGATACAGTTAATAAAACCTTCACTCCCATAAGGCAAGTAAAGGTGATAGGTTTTTAGGGAGAACCTATCAGAAACTCTAGTTTCGTGACACAGAGTAGGTATATTCGGATGTGTCAACAGGAAGACTTACGAACTGCTCCCTACTATTATATATAAGGATTAGGGGCTGAAAAGTCAACCCCTTTTCCTTTTTTTATGCAGCCTCAGCGTATTGCAACGCCTTGTCTAGTGCATTCAGTTTAACCTTGCGGTTACGTCCATACCAAGCAGACTGCAAACGAGAGTCCCCTTCACGACCTTGCAAGTGGTCAGTCATGAAAGTGACTGCGTTAAACGCCTGCCACCATGTTCCTTCGGCAAAGTTTGCACCAGGCTGAGTTTGCAGATTTTCCATCGCAATCTTAGCGTTACGAGAAGTGAAAGGAATCACATTGTCAACCTTTTCTTTCGCAGGCGCACCAAACACCTCATTGAAGTATTGGATAACATTATCACCAGTGGCACGCTTTCCACCAAGGAATTCTGCCATTGATTTATATTGTTCCATCTTCTCACGAGCAATACCCATCTGTTCTTTCACCATGTCTGGGTCAAATGCCTTACGGTGGTTTACAGAAACCATCTGGTCAGCATTTTGTGACAGAGACAGTGTTAGAGTATTGTTACATACCACACGAATCGGTGTCATACGAATGTTGATGGATTTACCAAACTGGTGAGGATTGGTGAACAAGAAGTAGTTCTCAGTCACATCACCATTGAAGAGTTCAAAAGACTCTTTGGTTTTTGCGAGTGCCCATACCATCTGTCCATTTTTCAACGAACCAGCAGTGTGCATCTCCATATCACCAGCCATTACATAGTCATTAAAAAACTCAAACGCTTCTGAGTTCTGACAAGGTTCCCAACCTTTACCAACAACATCCAATACTGAATTGTCCGATGAACGAACCAGTGCTTGTTTGTTCTTGATGATAACACCAGACTCGGTTGTGATATTCTCTTTACGAACATCCCAATCCAAACCAGCGGTTACCATAAATTGGTCTGGGGTCAAATCAGCAGGAACTCGTTTACCTAGTCCATGCCATGGAACCTCACCGACATACGCCATCTGCGCTTCACCATTCACAATCTCAAGTTCATGAGCCATAATATAATCTCCTATTTCTCAGTTTGTATAGATATCATAACCTGTTTTCGAAACAAAGTCAAGATGTTTTTACAACTTTTTCACAATAATTTGCGTAGGCCTCAAATAGTTCACCTCGTTCCCTACGAGAGTAACCCCACGCTTCACCCAATGCACGAACGGCATCTAATGCATTCCAACCATCTAACTTAACCTTCTTGTAGATGTCTTCCAACAATACTTCACTAAATTCCATTATCATTCTCCAACATAAAATGTTTTAGGGATGGGGCCGTTATACGATTCCCATGCTTCTGCAATCTCTTTAATAGATGCTCGCATCACTGCCATTGGAGAACAATCCTCGTTAATCAAATCAATCTCCATACGGCGAACTGCTTCTTTAGTAAATTTCTTTTCCATAATAACCTCTTACATCAAACCACAAACATCATCCCAAAGTTTATCAAACTTAAACTGGGATTCAAAACCAAACTCATCTGCAAAGTTGCAAGATGAAGATGCATACACAGCAGGAGCGAAACCACCATCTTTAATAGCGGCATCAACCAACGTGTTTACATCATTAGAGGCAACTACGAGAGTAGAACAATCATACATCTCAAGTTTACCATTATTCGCTGCGATAAAGTTAATCATACCAAAACTCCTGCTTCTTTCATCATATCAATTGCAAGTAACTCTTCTGCGTTTTCCATCTCGTATTCGTAGATTTTCTCTTCTAGTTCTTTGATACGAGCTTCAAACTGTAGACGAAATGGATGGTCATAGTCTTCTTTCTTCAACCACTCAACTTCGTTTTTCATCTCTTCTAGTGTCATAATCAATTACTCTCTCACTGTCTATACTAATAGTATAGTTGTTCTGAGAACATTTGTCAAGTCTTTTTTTCAAAAAAATTGCAAAAAAAATCCCTGTAAAAACAGGGACTTAGAAAATTTATGCAACTTTTTTCAATTTTTTCATCTTTTTTTGGGCCTTCTTATACCCTCGTTCCAACTTGAGTTTGGACGCCAACATGGTGAAATTTCTACCTTCCATGTGGTCATATTCGTGTTGGAAAATCCTAGAGGTGAGACCTTTCCAGACTCGTTCCTGTCGTTCTCCATTTATATCGGTATAAGAAACTTTGATGGTATTTGGTCTCTTGATATCCAAGAATAGGAATGGGTAGGTAAGACATCCTTCTGTAAAGAGAACCATGTCATCTAGTGACTCTGCTTCAATCTTGGGGTTCAACATGAACTCAACTTCTTTCTTATCAAAATCTGTATACATCACGAATGCACGAATAGGTAATCCTACTTGGTTTGCAGACAAACCGATACCACCAGTTGCAGCCATGGTTCCTTTGAGGTTGTCATACAGTTCTTGTATAGTGAGTTTGTGTTTCTCTTGTATCTCTTCTGGTGTGGTCTCTGGTAACTCCACATAAAGTGATGGTGAGTCTGAGGGTAATAGTTTATAAATCATTCTGCAATCCTTGAAAAGTTTTTAACCTTCTGGAACCGAACTACACTTCTGAATTTGTCAAACAAGATATCTTGTTTGTGTGAAATGACAAACACATTCTGGTCATGGAATGTATTCAGAATCTTTAGGAAGTCATCGGTTCCTGTTCCATCCAACGAACTATCAAAGATTTCGTCTAAGATAAGAAGGTTAGTGTTCGTTGAGTTTTTCATCTTAGCGATTGCTCTCCAAGTGAAGAGTAGTGCCAAGTCGATTCGCATCTTCTCACCTTCTGAGAATGATGCATATGAGAACTCATCACGAAAACGTGATTTGATTGTCTCGTTAAAGTTTTCGTCCAAGTGGAACTGAACAAAGAAGTCCATTGAACTAAGATATGTATTCACCAACTTATTCATAATAGGTAGGTATTGTTTTACAATCTTAGTTTTGATACCAGAGTCTTGCAACAAGTTCTTTGCAACATCCATATAGAACTTATCTTCTTTCAGTTTACTCTTGTTCTCATCAATCAGTTCCATCTTTCCTTTGAGTTTTGCAAGTTTCTCTTTGTCTTCCTCTGATACAGAACCTTGTTCGTATGTTGCAATTGTCTCTTCTAGTTTCTTATTGAACGATTCCAGTTCTTTAATAGAGACTCGAATCTTTGCAATCTCAACATCATGTTTACGAATCTGTTCTAGGTCTGCAAGGATAGAATCTAATCGTCCTTGTTCTTCACGTTCAAGTCGTTCAATATCTTTGATAGCGGTTCCAATTTCTCTGATTTTTGTGTTTGAAAGTTCAATCTTCTCCGACTTTGTTGCATCATTGATTGTCTGTGTGCAAGTCGGGCACTCATCTGATTCCGAGAAGAACTGAATTTGTTGCTCATGATGTCCTCTTTTGTTATTCAGTGCAGCTTCTGCTTTACTGAGTTTTGTTAGTTTCTGTTCGATTTTAGTCTTTTCTGTTGCATCAACAGTCAGTTCACTTTTCTTAGTTTCCAGTGTATGAATCTTCTCAACCTTATCTTCAATGTTGAAATTGTTGTCATAGATTTTTTGTTGGTTCTCTGCAATGATACCAGACTTGTTCTCCATTACCTCTTTAATAAACTTCTGTTGCAGTTTAATCTTGTCTTTGGTCAAGTCTAACTGGTATTCTACATCACGCAATTCTTCATTGATTTGTTTGGTCTTACCTTTCAATAGGAAATTCATCAATGAGAAAATTTTGATGTCAAGAATGTCTTCCACAACCTCACGTCTTGCTTTGGTTGGAAGTTGCATAAATGGAACAAAGGTAGATGAACCCAAGATAACAACCTGAGTGAATGAACGATAGTTCAACCCCATAATCTGTTGTTCTAAGTATTTCTGATAGTCTCGTGCGTTTGCATCTTGATTAATCATCTTGTCATTAACATAGACTTCAAACTTGTTTGGTTTGATACTACGAACAACCTTTACATCTTTACCAGACACATTGAATTCTACCTCTACAACAGTAGAACCATTGTTGACTGAGTTCACCAACTGTTTCTTTGAGATGTTTCGGAATGGTTTATTGAACAAACCAAAACACAGTGCATCAAGGATGGTAGATTTACCAGCACCGTTCTCACCAATGATTAGTGTAGTTGGACTTCTATCCAACTGCATTTCTGTAAAGTTGTTACCAGTTGAAAGGAAGTTCTTCCAACGCACATACTTAAAGGTAATCAAATTATAACTCCAAATCACTGGCCTCTAGATAGAGACCTTTCATCATATTTGTCAATCGTTTCTTGTCTAAGTCTACATCAAGTTCTTCAATGTATCTTTCTAACAAAGTTACTGTGTCTTCTGCATTCTCTACGATTGCATCATCCACATTCTCTGGGTCAAGTTCCGAGAAGTCCTCAACAATCTTAACCTCATGAGCACCAGACTCAGATAGAACTCTATCAATGAATCTGTCAAACTTGTAAAAGTCTTTCTTGTTGACTACGACTATCTTAACATACTTTTCACTCAATGTCGAGACATCAAATGTATCGTAGTCAACAGTAGAGTCATCATAGTGAACCTTTGCAAAGATTGTAAATGGGTTTACAACTCGTTCTAGTTCTCGTGTTTCAGTATCAAAGACATGGAAACCTTTAGGACAATTGTTGTCTGCCCATGTCATCTGATAGGTATTACCCAAGTAGTAGATATGTCCATTGTCAGACTTCTTGTGGAAGTGTCCAGAGAATACAGTATCGAACTTCTGTAGGAAGTTACCATCCATACCATTCTCTGCGAAATGACCAGCGTGCATCTCAAAACCATTGATTTCAAAGTGACCAAAACAAACTTGTGCGTTAGTCTCTTTGATATGGTTCATTGTGTCTGCATAGTTGTCTGCACAAATCCAAGGAATAAAACATAATGGAGTTCCATCAAAGTCTACCGTAGTAGGTGATGGGTATACCTCAATACCAGAGTATCGGTCTTGAACCAACTCTGATAGAGAGTTTACATCATTTGTATTCTTGTAGAAGGTATCGTGATTACCCACCAACATGTGTAGGTTAATTCCCTTGTCTACAAACTTTTGGATAAATCGTTGACGAAAATCTTGTGCAATCTTGTAAGAGACAAACTTGCGTCTGTCCATTACATCACCTAAGTGAATAACGGTATCAATACCATGTGATTCAAGATATGGGAAGAATGTAGTTTCCCAAAACTTGTAAAAGTATTCGTTAAATGCTAGATTGTCGTTGCGAGCACCAAAGTGTGAATCAGTTATCAGTGCTATCTTCATCTACTTCAATATCCTCTTCAATTTCTTCATCATAAAATTTCTCTAGTCCTTTGGGTTGTGTCTTCTTCTTCTTGGGTTTATACACAGCCTCGTCTGGTAGATAGTTTGCTTGTAGGTATTCAACGAATGCAGCCTGTTCTCCTTCTGCATCACCACCCATCATGTCTACAGTCATATTCTCAATAATCTTGTGTTTGACATGTTGTTGTTTCTTTTCTTTTTGAATCCTACGAATAAACGCATAGTAGATTATTTGCGTGAAATAAGCAAAAGGATTATTAGATTTGTCTGGATTAAAATTACTTGCGTATTGCAGACAGTTTTCAATACCATCAGAAATCATTTCATCTCTGTAGGTATAGTTGATAAAATTAGGTCTATAGGATAGGTGATTTGCAATCTTGAGGAAACATTCGCCAATATAGTTAGAAACTGGTGGTTGTGGGTCACCCGATTCCTCTGCGGCAGCACACTTCTGCTTCCACTCTTTCATTGCTTCTAAGAACTCTTTATTGTTGACATAATGAGTTCCTTTTTCTTTTTTAGCCATAATAACTCCACATATTTTGATGCACACAGAATGTGCAACTATTCATACATTATACTGAAAACACAGGAAATGTCAAGAAGTTTTACTAATTTAGAAAAAGGTCTTGACAAGCCCTTGACAAACCTGTATAACAGCTATGCTGGGTTTGGAAATAAGAATATATTTAGTGATATACCTTTGATGGTGTATCTAATTCTTCCATTAGTTCTTCTTGTTCCTCTTCCCACATCTCTTCTTCAAGTGCAATTAGTTCTTCATCAGAAGGGTCATCATATAGGTCATACTCACCTTCTATCTTTTTAAGACAATACTCGTAGAAACGAGAGAGTCCAACAGTTGCATTGGCCATACCCAATACTTGTGTTTTAGGAATGGAGACTTCTTTTTCTTCTGCAAAGTGAATCCAACGAGTCAAAGAGATTTGTTCTTCCAAACCACCCTCAGACAACTTTGGGACTGTCATTAGTTTTAATGGAGATTCAACCTTCCAATCTCTTGGATGGTCTTCTGATAATCTAGAGATAATTTCTTCACCGCTTGACAGTTTCATAATTTTAATTTTGTTCTCTGTCATTTGAGTTTTATCCTTGTAATCTCATAATCAAATTGTTCTTCATTGTATATACTTATGCGTTCTAAAAAGTGAGATAAAGTATAGTTGCGTTTGGATTTATAAGACAAATCATCGGCTATATCGTAAAGGGTAGCACTATCTTTAGACTCGCCCCTACGCAAACCTCTTCCAATGGATTGCAGTGTCCTAACTCTGGACTTACTTGGACTACTGAACACGATGTTATGAAGATGACGAATATTAATGCCAGTAGAGAAAGTGCCGTAAGACGCAACAATGATTGCATCCTTTTCTTTCTCCGTGATTGCCCTGATTTCTTCACGAGTCTCAGTATCCGTTCCACCGAACACAAAGAATGTTTTTCGTTCTGTGTCATTCTTGATTAAGTCATAGAGAATATTGCCGTGTTTCTCTACGAACTGGAATAATACCAGTGTGTTTCCTTTTAGATTAAGTGTTAGATTCTTTATGAACTCATTGCGTTTTGCATGAGTCACAATATAATCTATTTCATCTTGATACTTCATATCCTTGACCAGTTTACACTCTGATTCTGGATATGTCAATACGATAGACCGTATCTTAAATTCTGCGAGGGTCTTGTTGTCAATCAACTCTTTTGTAGTGACAACTTTATTTAGGGAACCAAAGAGCCCTTCAAGAACCAAGCGGTGCGTTTGCATACCATCTAGTGTTCCTGTCAAACCGAATCGGTATTTACAGTTTTGCATCTTGGTTAGAATCGTAGTAAGAGACTTTGCTTTGAACAGGTGTGCCTCATCCCCTACTACCATTCCAAACTGGTCAAAGTATTTCTTAGGAAACTTGTAGATGGACTGCCATGTAGAAATGACAACTGGTTTGGTAACCTCTTTGTCATGTCCACTGTAAATCTTTTGCATGTATTTCTCATCCCAACCATAGTCGATAAAATCAGAATACATCTGTTCTACTAGAGATGTTGTGGGAACAAGAATAAGAATCTTATCAGAGGGTCTATCTCTGAGTAAGAACATGTAGTAACGAATCAGAACATAGATAATGAGTGACTTACCAGAAGCAGTAGGACTAAGAAGAAGGGCACGATGTTTTCTGATTGCAGTTGATATCGCATTGAACTGATAGTCACGAACATCAATGTCCTTTCCCAAAGATTTGATTTTAAGACTGTCAATGAATTCCAGTAAGTTTTCTTTTTTAAGTTCCTTTTCATCTTCTAACTCCTTTTCAATAGTGTATGGTTCGTCAAAGTCATCCAAACACTTCAATAGATAGGATAGTAATCCGAGGTATAGTTCACCATTCATTGGTGAGAATAAACGAATCTTACCATCCCATACACGGTTTCGATACGCAGGCATGAACTTAGCGCCTGGCACCTCAAATGTAAAAAACTCCGAAAGATAACGTGCAGTAGATGGTTCAGTATCTACTTGTAGATATACTTCATTCTTTTTTGTTATATGTGTCAAATATCACCGTCCATGAATTTTCTCCATGCAATTGCATTCTTAATGTTCCACTGTCTATCAGAAACATTCTTTAGAATTCGTTCGCATGTATCCACACCCATCTCATAGTATTCAAGAAGGGCCTGAGATTTCCTATACTCATCATCTGCTTCGATGTAGATATTAAGGTCTGTTTTGAGAACTTTATGGTCAAAGGGTTTATCACGATATACCTCTGGGTCTGACTTACCAGAATAATACTCCCACTTTTGGAAATATAGGTATTTGTGTTTTGCCTTCTGTTGAATCAGAAGTCCCTTGTAGTGATTGAGGAAGTTGAGATATTTTTGATGTAAAGACGCATTTCTTAGAGACTCGTCTGCGAGTTCTAAGTCATCCATCTTCAAATCTTTTTCTGCGAGTTTTTGCAGTTCATCTAATTGCATAATGTTTCACATCCTTAATAATAAAAAGAGAGCAGAATCGGTTGACTTGCTTTTCTAAGTTATCCCACAGTGAGGACTCAAACAATCAACTGTTCAAGTTTTACCTCATCTGCTCAAGTATATTTATAATGTCACGATTTCGTATAAATCGTAACTCATCGTTACTGTTGCAGTTAATGGAGTTGCATCTGCATCCTGTGTTGTAAATGATAGTCCACTTAGAGATGTTGGATAACAGTTTCTAAAGTTGACTTGTATAACAGGGTTGTTTTTATTTGTCAAGAGTGTTAATGTTGCATCTGTTGTGAGAACAGATGGGTTTGCAAGACCACCTTTAGTCACAACACCCTTCTCTTCTGAAGCTTCTGCAATTGCATCTGCATACTGTTTTGTGTCTTTAGGGAAACCGATACCACTCATCCAATCATGGATTTCTCTCCAGTTGGACAAATCTTCTTGAACCATAAAGGTTAGTTCCAATGGACTATAATCCAAAGTATCACCCATGAATGGCATAGAAGTATAACGAGTATTCAGAATCGCATCACCACCAAACGCAATGCCTGGAAGGTTTGCTTCTGTAACATGATACTCAGTATTAGGAATCTTTAGAATTGAAAAACGAAACTGAGTCGTTCTTGCAAAGTCAAGATTACTAGGTTGACGATTTAATACATTAGTGTTTACAGGCATAGTTTCATTCCTTTATACCTTTATTTATAACGCACATAAAAAAAGAGAGTCCCGAAGGACTCTCTTAAAAGATTGGTGAACCCAATTCTTTTTATTAAAATTACATGATGTTTGTAACTTTAACTCTACGGTAGTAGGTGTTTGCGTTAGCAGTCAATGCACCGCCACCAGCAGTAGTTCCTTCTGCGAAAGGATTAGCAGTTAGACCGTAACGAGTCTTGAAGCCAATCTTAGGCTGGAAGGTATTTTCACCAACAGCACGAACCATCTGTAGTGGAACATATGGGCAGTAGAATAGACCTGCATCGTAAGGCGAAGTGCCTTTGTAACCTACAGTGTAGTATTGAGATGCAGCGCTGTTTGCACTGTATGGGTCAATATACACTTTGTAACGGCCGTTTAGAACACCAGCGAAAGTGTTACCAGCATCGTCAACATTTAGGTTGTTGTTAAGAGCAGGTGAAGTATCAAGAACACCAGCCATTTGAAGTGCAGAAGCAACGTCAGATGAACAGATGATGATGTTACCTTTACCACGGCGAGTCTGTTGTGCGATTGCGTTTGCATCACGCTCAACTTGGAACATCAATCCCTTGAACTTCTCAACTGACCAACGGCCGTTAGAGTCAACATCAAGGTCAAAAGTGCCAGCAGTCGCAGTATCAGTCTGAGCACCAGCCTTTGCAGTGGTGTAGATTGTGCGAATTACTTCACGGTTGATTTCTGCAAGAATTTCAGCAGAAAGGATGTTAGCAAGTTCAGTCTCAGCGTCAAGACCATGAATTGCTTTAAGGTCTTGTGCAAGTTCCATTGTGTATTCTGCCTTAAGAGCACGAGACTTTGCAGTTACAGTCTGCTTCTCAATTGAGAAGGCCATTTCTGCGAAAGAGTTACCAGCAGAGTCACCCAATGCTTCTGCAGCTGCAGTAGACATACCAGAACCGTTAGTGTAAGTTCCAGCAGGTGAGTCGTTAAGAACAGCAGGGTTAGTTCCAGCCTGTGTGCCAGTTCCAGAGAAGTCTGAATCTGCTTCGTTGTAGAACGCTTCTGTGCCAGACTGTGATGTGTAACGAGAACGCATCGCAAAGATAAGACCAGTAGGGCCAGTCATAGGCTGAACGCCTGCAACATCATATGCGATTAGGTTCGGCATTGCACGGCGAACAAGTGAAATCATGATTGGATCCCAATTGTCAACTGAGGCACCTGTTGCGTTAGTTGGAGCAGCTTCGCCGAGGAAACCTCTGTCTTCACGAAGTGCTTTTTCTTGGTTTTCTAGGATTACTGTGGTTACAGCCTTACGATAAGAGTCTTTGATTTCAGGCAAATCATTGTGCTCTAGGACTGGCTGCCACTTTTCCTGTAGATGTTCTGTTTGGAACATTTTATTTCTCCTTATAGGTTTCTTTTATTACAATATTTATACAATTTAGATTTTTGAAAGAGGAATTCTTCCGCAGTCCAAATTATTTTGCTCGCTTTACATTCTTGCTAATGGCATTCATGTAAGCGGCCATTGCACCAGTTGTATCGTAAGAATCCGAACCATCAGATTCAGAGTCTACAGATTCAGCGATAGTGGTTGCTTTGGGGAAGTAAGATTCCTTAAGCTGGTTAAGTTTTTCAGTGAAAGACTCTTCACCAGAAAACTCTACTTCTTCTGCAAGAGACTTAAACTTCTCGACTTCTGTATCAGCCAAGTCCTTTGAGACTTCTGCGAAGACCGACTCACGAACTAACTTATCGTTTGCCTTTTTCAATTCAGCAGACTTTTCGATTTGCTCGTTAATCTTAGACTCTAGTTCATCAATCTTTTCAGACTGTGCTTCTAGAATGTCATACTTTTCGTCTGGAACATCAATGTAATGTTCTTCAAAAAGTGCCTTGAGACCAGAGATGAAGTCTTCTGCGATTTCACCCTTGAGACCACGCTCAATTGCGATTTCGTTTTCTTTCATCCACTCTTCAACAACATAGTTCATGTATGCGTCTACTTTTTCAGTCAACTCTGCTTTCACAGCTTCAACTTCTTCAGCAACTTCTTGAGTTTTTTCAGACTCAATTCTTGCAACTTCTGAACGAAGTTTAGACTTAACCGCAGCTTCGAAAATAGTTGCAGCCTTATCTTTGAATTCCTCAGATAGTTCTTCACCTTCTGTAAGTGCAGAAACATCTTCCGAAACATCTACAGATGATAGACGGTCTTCCAAAGTAGATTCGTCAACTGACTCCTCTTCTTCTTCCTTGTCTGTCATCATTGCATCGTATGCTGCTTTAAGGTCAACTGCTTTCATGCCTGACAATTTTTCAATCATCGCATTAGTCATTGCTTCCTTAGTCATACGAGCTTCTTCCAAATCCTCTCCATCATGGTCAATTTCATGACCTGCTGCTAGAGGTTCTTTAACTTTGGTAGGTTCTTCATCACCACCGGCGTCTTTTGCACCCTTGTTCTGAGCGTCTTTGGTCTGTTTTGTTGCTTTCGCAGCATCAGGCCCTTTCTTCTCTTCTGGGTCAACAACAGTCTTGCCTAGGTCTTGAACTTCCCCTTCCACTTTTTCCATAGAGTCACCTTTCGCATTACCGCCTGGTGCAGTTGCTTCTTCAAGCTCTGCCTGGACTTCTGCTTCTAGTTCCTCAATTGTCTTGTCTAGTTCTGACATTGGGACTTTCTCCTATTGAGTTGTTTTATGAACATATTTATAATGATTAAAGTTTTGACAAGAATTTTGCAAACGCCAGTGCGGAAATCTTATCATTCCGACTACGAATACCTTTTTCAATGTCTTCTTTGATTTCTGATACCTCTACTTCCTGTAGAATACCGTTGTTCCATACCCATTCTTTACCTTCCATAATACCTTCAACGAAGGCTTGAGGTGCAGATGGGTCTGCAACGATATCTGCCGCAGTGGCAAGATAAAAGTCATCTTTCACATAATTCGCACCACTACGAGACTCTAGTGAACCCATGCCTCTTGAAGAGACACCGAGTTTACCACCGTCTTTAATGAGTGCTTTCGCAATTTCCCCCATCGGAGTAGAGAGCAATTTTGCCTCACCAACGAAGTTCTTTCCATCAGCTTCCAGTTTAGTTATCATGTGCGATACCCTGTCAAGATTGACTGTAGGGCCTTCTGGGTGACCGAGTTCCCCAAATGCACGACCTTCTGCAACAAATTCTTTGTTATATCTCTGCACTTCTTTATTAAGAACTGCAAAGGGGTAGACACGACCATTTCGGTTCTTTTGGTCTGCCTGCATAAAGATTCCACGAATCTTCATTTCTTTGGAACCACCGTCTTTTTCTTCAACGATGTATTCGACATCTTGTATCTGTTCTGCTATAAGTTTCATTTTATTATTCCTAAATCGCTGTTAAAACTTCTCTTTCAAAGTAGTCCATAAGTTGATTATGCGGAACTCCGAACTTCTTAGAAACAGTTTGTATTGTTTTCTCAAAAGTATTTAGGAAATCGGAAGGTTTAGACTCCATCTCCTTGAAAATAGCATCCACAGCCTTCTGCATCTTGGGAGATAACTTCTTATACTCCCTAGATGTTTTGTGTTCATCTTTCTCTGGTAGTTCTTGTTTGAACTGTGAAAGAGTCTTACTCACTATCTTCTTCAACCTCTGAAATGTGGTCAGTTACAAAAGTTTTCGCAACTTCCACTCTTTTAGTTTCCAATGCATCACCCACCTTGTGAGCAAGTGCTTGGTTAAAATGAGTCTCTGCATCCATGTTTTTACCAGATGCAATAGAATCAACAAAGTTTCTTACATTTTCCATTATTTATCTCCTAATTTTGGGTCATTCTGTGCGTAGAATCCGTCTCCGTCTTCTCCTTCATCACCACCTTCACCTTCATCTTTGATTTGATTGTCAATTTCTTCAATCTCATCATCAGTCATTCTAAGAACCTGTTTCTTCACATACTCTTTAGAGAAGTATGTTCCGACATAAGATTCAATCTGTCCTAACATATCTAGTCGTTCTCTCAGAATCTCTGCATTCTTCAATTCTGTGAAGTGACCATCTTGTAAGAAGTCAAACTGAATGTGTTCTTTGAATGTATCCCACTCTTCTACTGCAATAACACCTTTCAACACAAGTTGTGTCTTCAACATATCTGCAAATAGAATAGAGAACTTCTTACGAAGTCTCTGAACGAACTTAGTAAACTTGAGCTCGTCACGAGTGATGTTATCAGAACGACCAATCTGGAATCCAGTTTCTTCTGCAAGTCTGGATACAGGGACATTCAATGAACGAAATAGTTTTTTCTGGAAGTATTGAATATCATCAATCTCTCCCAAGTTAGAACCGCCAGGCAGAGTAGTAATCTCTGTTCCTCTACCACCTTCTCTACGAGGTAACCAGAAATCTTCCAACATGGACATGTGGTTTCTGTCATCTCTGATTTCACCAGTTCTCGCATCGTATACCAATTTGTTACGATAACGATTCATCACATCTTTAAGATATGACTCTGCCTTCATTTTTGGAAGGTTACCCACATCAATGTAGAAAATTCTTCTTTCTGGGGCTCTTGAAATACGGTAAATAACCAATGCGTCTTCAATCATACGCAACTGGTTTACTGGTTTGATTGCTTTGTTCAGATACGAAAGAACAGTGCCTTTATGCATATCTACCAAACCAGAAGGACAATATGTAATAGAATCAGCAGTAATCTTTACACCACTGTTGGTTCCTACATTTGAATCATATCCTTTATCATTGAAAAGGTAGAAGTCATCGACTCCAGTTACGACATCAAGACCAGTTTTTTGGTCAACATCTTTTTTCGTCTCACGAACTTTTTTAATCTTGCGAGGGTCGATATATCGAACTTCTTTCAATCCCTTACGAGGTTGTTTTGGGTCGATAATCTTATGGTAATAAATTCTACCATCTACATACCACCGTCTAAAAATGTCGTGTCCTTTTGCATTGAAGTCTAAGAGTCTTAGAACCTCATTAAATTCTTCACGAATCTTTACTTTGATTTTAGGTGATACATCTAATCTGTCTAATGAAACAGAAACCGATTGGTCTCTTTCATCTGAAACGATTGCTTCATTAACAATGTCTTCAATTGCACTATCGCATTCTGCTTGTTGTGCAATGTCACGATATCTGCGAATTAAGTCAAGCTCATTACGGTCACGACCATCCATATCAAGAACAGAGGCATAGTGTCCCCCACCCGATACAACATCAAGTGTTCCGTCATCAGTAGAGGGAGCAGTGAACCCTCGTTCACTACCCCCATCTTTAGTCGCTTTCGTAATTCTGAAACCGAAAAGTTCAGCCATACTATAGTCTCCTAAGTTTTACCCAACTATTTAGTCGGTTTGTAAAACTTAATTATACTGCGCTTGGAGAGAATGAAGTGTATCTCCAAGTTACATCAAAAGTTTCGATTTCGTTTGCCGTGTCGTAAGACAAGTCAATCTGAGTTACGCCAGTTGGCCAACAGTTCTTCAATGTATACGATTTTAGAATGTTGTCATCTCTGTCTAGTTGTTCCACTGTAATGTCAGCAGTATAATCTGAGACATTAGTTAGACCAGTGTTTGCATCTAGGTCATTGATTCCATTCAACCATCTTTCCATTGCGTTACGAATCATGAAGTCTGTATCGTTAATAACGGTAGTTGTCCATGTTTCGAACTCTCTGTCGCCCGCCAAGTAGAGATTACGACCTCTAAATGGAACTGCGATTTCACCGATTGTTTGCCCTGGCAGTGAAGTTGCCTTAACCAAGAAAGACGCACGATTGATATCCAAACCAGTTGTAATCGCTGGTGGAGTTGTAATAATCACACGATATTGGTTGGCACGAGCACCACCGCCGATAAGGTTACTCTTAAATTCATCAATACTAGCCATTTTCTATCTCCTTATCCGCCAATCTCACTGAACGCCACACCTGTGCGAACAGCAATGAAGTTTAGTGTAATAAAGTTAATCGAACGAGCAGGTTTGATGTAGATATCTGCAACAAACTCATTACGGTCAATAACTTCACCAGTATTATTAGTCTCATCTGCAACAACAGAGAAGTCTGTAATACCTCTACGACCTTGAACATCTCTTAGGAATGGTTCAACTAGGTTTCTAAACTGAGCACGAGTGAACTCATCGTTGAATTCAAACAACTGGTATTTCGCAGCAGTCGAAATCGCTTTCTCAAGAACAATGAACAATCTACGAACATTGATTCTGTCGAATGCAGAAGGACGAGAAAGAGCAGTCTTATCACCAAATAGAACTGTTCCTTGGCCTGGGAATGTGCAGACAGGATTAACTCTCTTAGGATAGATAATATCTCTTTGTGCTTTAGTTGGGTTGTATGCAAGTTTAACTGCACCACGAACCTGACCTCTGTTGTAACCAGCAGGTGAGAACCAAGGGTCAGCAACATTATCAGTGTTTGCAGCAAGACCAGCAATGTCACCATTCAATGGGACATAACGGTATACATCGTTGTATTTGTCATACATGTATTTGTAACCAGAGTCAAATACTGCGTAAGACGAACTTGCAAGGTTATCAAAGAAATCAGTAACATTAGTTGTCTGTGCAGCTGAAGTAGTAACACCAACGACATCTGCTCTACGAGGAGAGATGAATGCAACACAGTCTTTGCGAAGTTCACAAAGGTCAATCATGTTAGTTGCGTGTGTGATACCATCAGTTGAGTCTGGTGATTTACCAGCCATAACTAGGTTAATATCTACAGTGTCAACATCTGCAAACAAGTCGTATGCAAGGTCTAGTTCACCAACAGTAGGTGATAGGTCATCTGCACCAGTTGATAGAGTGTCTACCATTGGAAGATGAGCACCATCAAATGTAGTGTCAGAACCAGCAGAAGTTAGGTTTGAACCCCAATCTGTTGCATCAGCAGAAGGGAAATCCATCCACCAGATGTGTGCAGAGTCTCTGTTTACGGTTGTAGGGTAGTATGCAGTTCCACCAGAAGGTGTTTTTGCATTTGGGTGTTTAGACAAGAATGCGTGAGTTTCAATAACTGCACCACCTCTGTTTCCAGCAATATCAATGTCATAACCAGTGATTTCACCAGTTGTGTCATAGACTACAACATGAAGTTCGTCTTCTGCGGTTGCAGAAACATTTGCCTTTGCCCAGTTAGATGTGCTAGGTGCAGCATCAAACAAGTCATAGAATCTCCAACGTCTACGAACTGTAGTGTCATCTGCGATTGCAGATTTTAGTCCACCACCATTTGGGTTGTCAAGTTGACGAATGGTTAGAGTGTTTGTTGCGATTGCAGTAACTTCATACTGAGAACCATCAGACTCTTGGAAGTGAACAATGTCACCCACTTGGAAAGCAGTTCCATCGTCAACATCAATTGTTGTGTCACCAGCTGCGGCTGCACCGTCAACTTGGTTAGAAGAACTTAGTGTTTCTTCAAATGCTTCAGCAGAAGCACAGATTGATACACCGATTGAGTTACCCCATGCGCCTGGGTATTTTGAAGCCCATGCACCAACTGATGCTTGACCAGCAGAGTAATTGTCATCGTAATCTGTATCGTTTAGGATTTTTAGACCTAGTTTTGCATCTAGAACTGCACTTGAAGCAGGAGCAGTTGTAAATGATAGTGTTGTGCCTGATACTGTGAACGCAGTAGTAGCGACTCCATCTACAGTTACCTCTAGTAAATCTGCATCAGATACAGATTGTGATAGAGTAAAGTCCGTAGTAGAACCGTCACCAGTGTCGGTCAGTAAGTCAGCACCACCAGACGCAATAGCGTTTCTCGCACCAGTTTCGGCACGAACAACACGCAATGCGTTTCCGTATTGTAGGAAGTTGGCGGCAGTAAACCAAGTCTCAAAGTTTGATGAGTTGGGTTTACCAAAGATTGACACGAGTTCTTGCTCAGAACCAATCGGAATAATTTCGTTCATTGGGCCTTTTGAAAAAGCACCAGCAATCGCACCGATAGATGTTGCAACAGCAGGAACAACATTGGTCAAATCAATCTCTTTGACGAGAACGCCTGGGGATACTTGAAATGCCATCTTTTGTTTCTCCTTTATGGATTAAATAATCTAAGGTTATCCTCAAATTTACACATATATTTATAAAAAGACTGTTCTCCAGACAACTTTTTATAGGTTAGGCTGCATATAAATAACTATATGTCGGAGCATTATCAGAAATACAAAGATACTATTAAGAGAGTATCACAGAGAAACTACAGGAAACGCAAGATATGGGTTAATGAATATCTTGGTGATAAAGTCTGTGGTTACTGTGGTGAATCTGAAACAGCCTGTCTCCAGTTTTATCCTCACGAGAAGGAAATCCGTAAACGCACAAAAAGAAAAGGATTAAATGAGGAATCCAGACAAGAAGTCATGGGTTTAATCAAAGAATCTAAAGTCGTTTGTGCGAATTGTTTTCTTAAATTAGAAAACGATATTATTGATATTATGTAGGTATTCGGAGTTTTCTACCACTCTGAATCATAGGAACGAACTACTGGTGACCATCTGGTTCCATATTCATCAATAACAGTCTCACCGTAAGGGTCTTGTAAACCATCATCCATAAAACCAAATGGAGCCATGTCTTGTTCTAATTGATGTTGTTGTTCTTTGAACAATCTAGCACGAATATCATCGTCTGTCAACTCTTTAAAGTAGGTTTGTTGAACCATCCATCCAAACAATACACAACACATTGCAAGGTCATCAGTGTGTCCCTCTTCTGCCTCGTATGATTGTCCTTTTTGGATGAATGTAGAGAATTCATTGATAAGGTCATAGTCTTGCACTATGAGTTTATCTGTTTCAATAATTTGTTTAAGATTAGAACATCCAAGAGCCTTTACTGCTTTAGTTGTTCTGACACCAAGTTGCGCTTTACCACCAGAGAAACCACCACCCAATACCTGTCCAGCACGACCACGCATAGACGCCATGATTAGGTTTTCGTATTCTAAATCAAACTGTAATGCAGATGCAACCTGTTCACCGATATCATTGACTTCCACCATAACATGTGCCATGTTGTATGCGTTTGCAACCTCATAGATAACATTAGGGAATAGTAACGGTTTAATATCATTGTTTCTATACTTTGCAACAATACGGTAAGGGACTGTGGACACATCAAACACTAGGAATGCAGAGTAGTCGTTTTGAGTTCCCCTCGCAACGTCACATACAATTGCATATTGAGTTTGTGGTTTTGGATTCTCATAGACATCCAATCCAGCATTACTCTTAATAGGATTGACATATGCCATCGTTTTAATCTTGGATGGGTGAATCAGAGTATTTGCAGAACCTAAGAACTCACACTCAAATTCCCTTTGGAACTGTTCCACTGAGGTGTTTGCAATGGTTTCTTCTTTCCACTTCTCATCCCTGCCTGGCACTTGACTCCAGTGAACATCTACGATATTATACGAGTTTCGTCCATTCTCTGCATCAGTCCATAACTTGTAGAACAAGTTCATACCGTTTGGAGTTGATACGATAACAACTTTGGTAGACTTACCAGATGAGATTGTAGGGTATACCGAACTAAAGAAGTCCTCTGCAACATTCTGTGGAACGAATGCAAATTCATCTAGGAACAACATGTTGTATGAACCACCACGAACGGCAGATGAAGATGTAGATGATGCAACCACACGAGAACCATTCTCTAAGTCTACAGAACCTTTGTTCCATGATACAACACCTTGTTGCAACCACTTAGGTAGGTTTTCGTATGCGAGTTGAAGTCTTCCTAAGATATCCCTTGCAGTTGCAGCCTTGTTCGCAAGTATCGCCACATTCATGTTCGCATTGAAGAGAACATAGTGTAGAACATAAGATACGAGTGTGGTAGACTTACCAGACTGTCTAGGGAGTTTACAGATAGTAAAACGATTGTCGTGAATCGTATTTACAATATCTTCTTGGAAGTCATACATCTGGAAGGGGACAAGTCCCTCATCCAGAGATACGATTCTGATATAATTCTTGATGAAGTATATGGGGTCTTCCATACACTTCTGATATTCAAGAATCTGTTCTTTTGTCCACTCTTGAGGGACATTGGCCCGCTTCAAAAGTGGGTTGTTCAAATAAGAACTTCTTGAATCTAATAATTCCGACATAATTTAACAATTCCTGTGGTGTGTGCTAAAATGACATGTCCATATTCCTTCTGTGGTATTACCATCTGTCGGTTTATGACACTTTATACAACACACTCTGGGTCTATATTTCGCAACCTCAGATAATTTCTTTTTGGTTTCTTCCTTCAAACCACCATAGTTGGGATGATTTTCACCACGCAATATTGGTGGTTTTATCTTCCCCTCTTTATATAGTCGTCTCATTTTCTCTGCATGTTCTGGGCGTTTCCTTCCAGTATTCTTTATTCTTGCACACTCAGATGCATACAGAGCATTTTCTCTCTTTTCTTTTGAAGTTTTACCAGTTAGTGATTTTGATATTCTTTCTCTATGTTCGTCTGAAAACACTTTGTTTGCAGAAACATGCCAATTGTTACATACATTGAGAAAATCTTTCCTTTCGCCAGCATTAACCTTTGTGAGAAACTTATGTTCCCACTCAATCGCAGAATTACGATTATTAAAGGTTTTTCTTATAGAGATGATATCTGGGTCACCATGTTCAATTCTATACTTTTTAACATAGTTGGACGAGGTGAAGTATGATTTCCAAAGTTCTTTTGGATTACAATTCTTAGCATACCTTACACCATAATATTTCATTCCTGTGGAAGACCACTCAATAAGGTAAGTATACGGTTGATAAATAGACATGCTGATGCTCCCTAATAGCATTAGAGTTGGTAGGAATTGCAGTTCCGTGACCAACACCTTTTTTCATATTTATAATAATAAAAGTCTCAGAGTAAAAACCCCTCACAGAGGGGTTCTACTATTATTTAATCCAGAATGTTACTGCGTTACTGTAATCATTACGAGTGGAGTTCTGTCCTTCTTGACCAGTTCCAACATCATAATGAGCAGGGCCGTGATTGTCATCATAACCAAATAATTGTGATGCATCCGTATCTTGTCCAGATTGACCACCAGTTGCATGAACTGACCATTTAGCATCACTACCGCCGTGAAGTTGTTGCATATTTGATGTTGGTGTGAATAATGCACGAGGAATCAAACCACAATTACCATAAGCACCATCAGAAATTCTATGTCCTACATAAGAACTATTAGTCCAACGAGAACCTTTGAAAGGCCCATCCTCTGCACCAGCACAAGTCTGTCCGTGTTTATTATCATATGTCGCAGAAAGTTGTTGGAAGTTTGTGTGTGAAGTATTAAATTGTAATCCTGACCAAGACCCACTAGTATTAAACAACCAATCACACCACGACTTTCTATCAGATGGGACATAATAAATCCAGTTTACAGAAGTTCCAGTTCTATTTGCAAAATCGGATGCACCCCATACCATAACACGACCATTTTGTTTACCATACCATTCATAACCACCGAAGTCAGCACTCCATGCGTTTGCACCACTCTGAGAAATATCTGTCAATCCACGAACTGAGTTTGCTTGGTTTGTAACCTCAGAACCAGCATTTGCTTTATATCTTGCAACCAACATCCACCCAGCACCACCAGCATTCAAACAGTAAACTTGTTGAATACCACCATTGGGTGTTAGAATATAACGAGCACCATCTGAAAAACTATTATCAATACTATAAATGTAATTGGCACTTGGCGCTGGTTGAGAAGAACTAGTTCCATCCATCCATTTTCTTAGGATATTAAATACACGAGTTGTGGTGTTACCAGTTCCATCAGATGCATCAACTGAGAAGTTGTGTTGAACACCAGAAGAAGAATAAGTTCCATTCTGGTCAACTTTACTTGCAGATACACTTAGTGTTGAATCTGCACTATTATAAGACAAAGGACTAATTACACTACCAGTAGAACCAGCAGCATAAGTTACAGTGGAACCTTCTGGGTCAGTAGCAGTTAATGCACTATGGGTGATTGTTTCTGGAGCAAGTGTAATAACTAGACTGTTATATCGCCCATAGTTTGCAGATGTATGTTCTGTATGAAAATCCAAATATCTATACTTTGTAGTATCAGAAATAGATTCACTAAATGCAGTGTCATTAGATGAACTTGGGCTTGGATTTGTATAGAGTGTTGTCCAAGTTGACAAGTCATTAGACCCTCTCCAGTTCATTACTGTTCTATTACCATCTCCATCACGAACTGCCCATGCGATATTTGTAATCTGTCTAGGAATTTTTAGATCAATTCTCCAGAATCTAGCACCAGCATCGTATGATTCTGCATATCCAGTTGCAGAAGATGGGCCACCCGTATCGGTTAGAAATTTCAAAGAATCATATGTAGTCCCACTAGCAAGACCAACTGGGTTAGTAGCCCATACATCGTAATCTGTTGCGTTTGTAGAATCAATAGTTGTTGCATAAGAAGAATCTTCATATACTGTTGTAACACTGGTCAATGCCGCAGTTGTAAAAATAGGAGTTTCATCAATTGCAATCGCATCTTCTAAAACTGCATTAAGACCAGAACCGTTACTTACCTTTACATCAAGTGGTTCTGAAACAGTTCCGTCCAATGTATCTCCACCAGAATAAACAATAGTAATTTGCGAAGAAGAGTTTCTGGTAGAAGTAGTTGGTGTTTTTGTTATTCCATTACCATCAACCAATACGGCAGTAGCAGTTGAGTCAAAATTCTGTCCAGTGATAACGATTGTCTGAGGGTCATCAGTTTCATCTAAACTAGTAACATCAGTTGATGAAATTGTTGGGGGAGAAGAAATTCCTTGCCATCCAGACTGTGCTGTATATTGTTCCATCTGGTCTAGTTGTGAATTGAAACGAAGGTCACCAATTTGTGCATTTGCTCTTTGAGCAGTTGTTCCAACAGGCATCTTTGCTGCTTCTGTTCCACTGATTTCTGTGTTGACAAAGAGACTATCTGTTTTAGTTAATGTAACCGCACCATCTGCTAGTTTTGCAGTTGTGATACCACCATCGGCGATTGAACTAAGTTTGAATTTGGTTAATGGCATCTTATTCTTTTCCCTTTAACATTTTTTGTAATTCGGCCGTGCTACCAACAAACAATGCATTAGTAACATTCTTAGGTGCAGAGTTAGGAACCTCTTTCAGTTTCTTCATCTTACCTTGTAAGTCACCTAGTTTCTCAGTGACCTCTGCAACCTGTTTAATTAAGTTCCCAGCAACCTCATAGGTTCTAGGATGTTCTGATTCT